TTGGCTTCGCAGTCCAACCCAAAGATGTAGCGCAAGTCAAAGCTCGGATTAACCTTGCAAGTACGGAGATGGCTAAGTGATAACTAAAAACCTTTTGGTTGACAGCGGCACTTGCTCAGACGCAATGGCGGATATGTGGCTGGATGCATTGAATGCAACTTGCGAAAAGTACGAAATCAACACCCCAGAGCGGGTAGCTGGTTTTTTGTCCCAAGCTGCCCACGAGTCTGGTGGATTCAAGTTTGTAGTTGAAAACCTAAATTATTCCGCACCTGCCCTGCGCTCCATCTTTGGTAAGTATTTTCCTGACGATTCAGTAGCAAATGCCTACGTCCGCAATCCAGAAAAGATAGCAAATAGAATATATGCAAACAGGATGGGCAATGGTGACGAAGCTTCTGGGGAAGGTTTTAAGTATCGGGGTCGAGGGCTTATTCAACTCACGGGCAAAGATAATTATGTTGCATTTGGTAACGCTACTGGGGTGGATGCTGTTAATAATCCTGCTCTTGTTGAACATCCTGAAGCAGCGGCTCTATCTGCTGGCTGGTTTTGGGATACTCGCCACCTTAATAATTATGCTGATGTAAAAGACGTGGTTGGCATGACAAAACGGGTAAACGGCGGCACAAATGGATTGGATGACCGCCAGATGCGTTATGCCAAGCTAATTGACTATTTCAATAAACAAGGATAAGGGGTAAAATTAAGGCGTGTCTGTTTGAAACAAACGGAAGCCTTCTTATTTGGGATCACAGACATGACAGCATCTTTCGCCCTAACGTATGATAATCTAGTGACTGCCGTTGAGCAGTACCTAGAGCGTAGCGACGCCTCTGTCGTTCAGCAAATCCCCACATTTATTACCCTAGCTGAGTTTGAAATTGCCCAGCAGATCAAGACGCTCGGTCAAATTGAAGTCGCGCAGGGTTATATGGAACCGAATAATCCGGTTATCCCCAAGCCCGCGCGTTGGCGCAAAACTGTGTCCATGAGCGTTGTTGACTCCACGGGTGAACGTGTTCCGGTGTACCTTAGAAAGTACGAATACCTTACCAATTACAACGCAGAAAGCCCATCGGGTTTACCCTTATATTATGGGGATTATGACTATGATAACTGGTATGTTTCACCAATCCCTGACCAAGCTTACCAATTTGAAGTCTTGGTTTATCAGCGTCTGCAACCACTGTCTTCAACGAATCAGACGAATTGGCTGACCAATAATGCGCCAAATGCGATGTTATTTGGCACGCTTTTACAAGCATCTATTTACGTCACAAACGATGCTCGATTGCAGTTATTCCAACAAAAATACGACGTGGCGATGCAAGCCTTGAAAGCAGAAGACGTGGCTCGTGTGGGCGACAGATCGGCTATCGCTGTGGATTCCTAGAGGTAATTATGACGTCATACGTTAATCCATTGACCGGTCAGACCATTAGCCCTTCACAGGTGGGCTATGAGGCGCTGACAATATCGACGAGCACAGTGCTTAACTGGCCTATCAACAGCTCATACACCACTGACACGCCTACCGTTGCGGCAATTATGCAGGTGACGGCAACTGCCGTAGGGCTTGATCTGCTCATGCCACCGGCTAATCAGGTGTCTACTGGTCAAGCGGTCTTAATTGAGAACGTCGGTACGATTCCTTTCACAGTAACGGACAACTCAGGCAATACTATTATTGTCGTGAACTCCACGCTAGCGCAGTATGTATTCCTGACCGATAACTCCACGATAAATGGAATTTGGTCAAGCATCGGATTTAATGCAAGCGGCTCATCGTCTAGCGCTGCTGCGCTTGCAGGTTACGGTCTTGAGGCTATTGGCAACACGCTTAATACGGTTTTCTATGAAGGCACAATCGCTTCAAGCACAAGCCTTACTTCAACTTATCAGTCCCAGTTTTTGGTTTGGACGGGCGGTGTAGGAACGATTACATTCCCATCAAGTGCATCGGCAGGCATAGGTAATGGCTGGTTTGTTGCCCTAAGAAACGGCGGCACGGGTACGCTCACTTTGACGCCATCCGGCACCGATACGATTGACGGCAATTCTAATAAGCAAATCAACCCGACCGAGTCGTTGGTGATCGTTTCCAACGGCACGAACGGATGGTCAACCTTTGCTTATGGTCGCAATAACAACTTCATTTACACGCAGTTGGCAATTGGCGTGACTGGTGGCACATTAACCCTGTCGGCTGCGCAATATGCCAACGTCGTGCAGACCTACACAGGTACGCTTACATCCAACCAGATCGTCATTCTGCCTTCTACGGTGCAGATTTACTACGTTGAGAATTCAACTAGCGGGTCATACTCGTTGACCTTTAAGACCTCATCGATGACAGGCTCAACAGTATCTGTACCCCAAGGCCAGACGCTTACTATTATTTGTGATGGCACGAACGTATATAACGCCTCAAGCGCTGCGGCAAGTTCATTAACCACGCTGACAATTAACTCAGGCTCGGCGACCAACCCGTCGCTAAACTTTTCTGGCGATACAAACACCGGTTTTTACCACCCGGGTTCAGGTCAGCTCGGTTTTGCCCTATCTGGTGCAAATGCCATGACGCTTAATAGCTCGGGGTTGACAGTTGTGAATGGTATTAGCGGAGGTATGTTTTGACTAAGCAAGTCCTGTCGCTGAAGATACCTCCCGGTATTCAACGGGACGGTACGATCCTCGATGCGCCGTCTTATGTCGATGGCTCATGGGTTCGTTTTCAGCGTGGTCGTCCTCGCAAAATGTGGGGTTATAACGCCATTTTCCAGAATGCTACAGGGGTTTCCCGTGGCATGGTGATGAGTTCATATAACGAGGTCAACTACGTCTACTCGGGCTATAACGGTGGACTTCAGTATTGGTCAACAAGCAATAACGGTGGCGTGGGGTCTGGCCCATACCCCATCACGATGTCTGGGTTTACATCTAGCCCAAATAACTTATGGCAGTTTGACATTGGATATGACTCCAACGGCGGCGGAGCTACAACAATCGTTGCGCACCCCGGTCAGAACCTCAATGACATTAGTAGCACTGTCGATACCCCGGTGTTGTACGGCACATTTCCCGGCGGATCGTTATCTGAGGTAGGTCAATTTACCGCCTCCGTAGCGCTCACAAACGGCACAAATACTGGCGTGATTACGGGTGTGAATGGATTGGTATACCCCGGACAGTTAGTAATAGGCGCAGGGTTCGTCGCTGGCACAACGGTAACCCAAGCCATCGTAAATAGTGGCAATACTGACCTGACATTTTCAAATAACTATACAGGCACGACTGGCACTGAAACATTGACATTCGATAATCAGATTAGTGTGTCAGGTGGGTGCTGCATTATTTATCCTTATTTGTTTGTATACGGCAATAATGGATTGATTCAGAACTCGTCGGCGGGTAATTTTCAGAACTGGGTGGCAGCAGATGCGAATGCGAACAACGTCGCTACTGGCAAGATTGTTAAGGGTATGCCTCTGCGTGGCGGTACTACTTCCCCTAGTGGCTTGTTCTGGTCTTTGGACAGTATCATTCGGGTTTATTACAACCCAGTCTCGGTAGGCTCAGGCTCAACCACCAGTACGACGTACTGGGGTTACGACCTGATTAGCTGCCAATCATCACTACTTTCTTCATCCTCCATTATTGAATACGACGGTATTTTCTACTGGTGCGGTACAGACAGATTCCTTTGCTACAACGGTATCGTGCAGGAAATGCAAAACACGCAAAACATGAACTACTTTTTTGACAATCTGAACTATGCTCAGCGTCAGAAAGTATGGGTATCAAAAGTGCCACGTTGGGGTGAGATTTGGTGGTTTTACCCTCGAGGCGATGCTACAGAATGCAATGACGCCATTATTTACAATGTGCGTGAAAAGACTTGGTACGATGCTGGTCAGGCGCTAGGCGCAAGACGCTCCGCAGGTGTGTTTACAGAAGTGTTCAGATTCCCCGTTTGGGCAGGCAATGATGAGGATACTAACGGGAACACTATCTTGTGGCAACATGAGACAGGTGTAGATCAAATCTACCAGAACACGCAAACAGCAATTCAAAGTTACTTTGAAACCAATAGCATCGGGTATAACACGGGTGGACCGGGGCTTTCCCGCCAGACCGTGCAAGGTCAAAACAACTGGATGAGAATAGAGCGTGTTGAACCTGATTTCATCCAGTCCGGTGAAATGGACATCTACGTTACTGGACGTAGTTATGCGGATGATAATGATCAGGTGAGTGGTCCGTATCCGTTTGACCCCACGACGTTAAAAGTTGATATGCGTGAGCAGCGCCGTGAGCCTAGATTAAAGTTTAATAGTAACGTCGTAGGTGGCGATTATCAGATGGGTAATGTTTTAATATCCGCTGAAATCAGTGATGTTCGTGGTACAGGTAACCCATGATAGTCTATGATCCCCGTGGGCATGACTGGAATCATTGGTGCGCTCGCATGAATGAGTTGTTTGCGGCGAACCAGCTCGGCACGGTGCCAGAGGATCAATGGCGCAGCTGGGCGGAAGGTATGTTAGGAATTGGGTATTTTAATAGTTCTGCCGTTGCAGACCCTAGGTTATTTAGTACTTGGCAAGAATGGGCAGAACGTATGGTAGAGGCAATGACAGTGTTGCCTATTACAGGTAAAGGCTGATTATGGCATGGTCACAAGTTCAATCTGGCGATGGGAGCACTTATTACGTAAGTGATACGGGGGAGACGTCCAATGACCCGTCCGTGATGAGTAATCAGAGCTTGGCTTCACAGCCTGTTACTGCGCAAAATGTTGCACAGGCATACCAACAGGTAATGGGTACAGCGCCAACGCAGGATTGGATTAACCAAACCGTTTCGGCATATAACGATCCAAACGCTACTGTGGGTAATGTCATTCGTGACACCGCTACGGCAGCATCTGCAAGCGGCACGCCGTTTACCAATACTGCGGGTGATCCAAATAGTTTTGCTGCTGGCGCTCAATATTATCAAAACCAAGGGTACATACCCGGTGGCACTACATATGAAGGCGTGCCTACTTCATTTGTTGACCCGAAAACAGGTAAAGTAGTTGCTCAATATGGTGTAACACAACAGGATCAAGGCGGTACGCCAACGTCTTATGCATCTAGTCAATTTCAGTGGAACCCATCAAGCTCAGTTCCACAAGGATATACCACAGCTTTAGCTATTCCACAGACCGATTACAACACTGGTCTTTTGGATGCGCTTAAAGGTGTTGGAATGGTGGCAGCCACTATCGGAGGCGCTGGTGCGCTTGATGCTCTCGGCGGAGCAGCGGCAGCAGGTGCAGGTACGGTTGATGCACTAGGTATGACACCGGGGGCATATGACACCGCCGGCTTATTAAGCAGCAATGTTGCTGGTACAACAGGCGGCGTGGGTTCGGGAATTAGTTCGGCGTATATGCCAGCAACTTCACTAGCCAATGCGCCATCTAGCTTAACAAATCTTGGGCTAGATATGAGTTCTACGACAGGTGCCGGCAACCTTTCAACTATTACCCAAATGGCGCAAGAAGGAGCACCTTGGACAACTTCAGCCGGTATGGGTGATGCGTTAGGCACCGGTGTAGGGGTTGGATCAGGCGCTGCTGCAGGATATAACGCAATTGCGCCAGAAATTGCAAAAGACGTTGCTAGTTGGGGCATTGACCCATTAACAGGCGTATCTACGCTTGGGACTACTCTCTCGCCATTGACGTCTTCCGGCTTACCTATTGATACTTCTGCTTTAAGTAAGCTTGCGCCATCAGCTTTGAAAGCTTTAACTAGCGCTCTTACAAGTTCTGGCGCATCCAGCCAAGGATCGTCTGGTCAAGGCGCATCAGGTCAAGGGTCATCTAGTCAAGGTTCTCAATCTTATAGCGCAAATGGCCCTTGGAACAACAACGGCAATCCGTTGCAAGCTACCGAATTGACTTGGTCACCAACTGCAGAAAAACCCATTACAGCAG